GGTAGTGCTGACCTCCCTTAGAATTTAGTCGCAAAATTGCATAGGCTTCATACCCTTTTAAGGCCGATAGATTGGAAAAACGCATAAATAAGGTATGATTGGGCTTTTATCGGCCCATTAGAGGTGAAATGGATGGACGAAATTGACCTTGTGAATGACCTAACCGACCGCGCTATGGAGCGATTCGTTAAAGGCAGGGTGGAACTACCGAAGAACCCGAATACATGGTGTTTGGAGTGCGGTCTTGATATTGGGGCAGAAAGGCTCAAAATACTCCCACATACAAAAATGTGTGTGCATTGTCAGGCACTTATGGAGTCTAATTTATGAGCAGACAGGCAGATGTGATGACCGTAACGCAAGTTGCGGCGATTCTTAGCGTAACTGAGCGAAGGGTATACCAGTTAAGGGATAAACCTAACCCACCACCTATAAATGAACAGGGTAAGTTCCCATGCGTAGAGTTCGGGGTCTGGTACAGGCACTACTTGATAGACAAAATGGGTGTAAATCAAGATGGTACGGTTTATGATCTCAATGCTGAGAAGGCCAGATTGACGCACCATCAGGCCAACATTTCCGAATTGGAAGAAGATACCAAAAAAGGCAATCTTATTCCGGCAGAAATAGTAAAGCAGCATTGGGAAACAAAAGCAGCAAATACTAGAGCGAAACTTCTAAACCTACCGGGCAGGTTAGCAGTCTCAGTTGTAGGAGCAAACACTATACAGGATGCCGAAAAGACAGCGCGGCAACTTATAACAGAGGCTTTGAATGAACTATCAGGCAACGGATTACCGAAAAGCGATTGAATTAGTCGAGGACTCCTATGACAAGATGTATACGCCCCCGCCCGACTTAACAATGTCGGAATGGGCAGATACATATTTATATTTGTCACCAGAAGATTCGGCTGAACCGGGTAAGTACCAAGTAGACAGAGCGCCGTATCAGCGCGATATGCTAGATGCAGTGTCAGACTCCACAATAAAAGAAGTGGTGTACTGTACATCAAGTCAGATCGGCAAAACGCTAATGGCGAAAGCGATTCTTGGATATTACATAAGCCAAGATCCCGGCCCGATACTTGTCATGCAGCCGACCGTAGGGGTGGCAGAGACATTCTCCAAAGACCGTCTGGCCCCGATGATTCGAGACACCCCAGTGCTAACCGGGTTGATTGCCGATCCAAAAAGCCGGAACAGCGGTAACACCATCGACAAGAAGTCATTCCCCGGCGGGCATATCACAATGATCGGCGCGAACGCGCCTACCGAACTGGCGTCCCGACCAATCCGAATTGTCTTTGCCGATGAAGTAGACCGATACCCGGTTTCTGCTGGATCTGAAGGCGATCCAATCTTCTTGGCCCGCCAGCGATCTGTCACTTTCTGGAACCGGAAGATGATTATGGCGTCCACCCCGACAATAGCCGGGTTGAGCCGAATCTGGAAGGCTTTTGAGAACTCAGATCAGCGATACTACTACCTGCCCTGCCCGCATTGCGGCGAGTTCCACACCTTAAAATGGGCGCAAATGGTCTGGGAGGATGGCGAGGCCAGCACCGCTATGATGGCCTGTCCGGTGTGCGGGGCGATGTATGGTGACGCGGATAAACTGAAGATGCTCACGCAAGGCGAATGGAGAGCCATGCAGCCGAATCGACCGATAGCCGGGTTCCACATATCCGCTTTGTACTCGCCTTGGCAGACGTTCTCCGACGTAGTTGGGGAATGGCTACTGAAGAAAGACAATCCCGAAACGCTCAAGACTTTTATTAACCTTCAGCTTGGCGAGTGCTGGGAAGATAGGAGCGGCGAAAGCATAAAACCCGACACCCTCATTTCTAGGCGCGAAACATGGGATAGCGTACCCGCCGACGTTGTAACGCTTACCGCCGGGGTGGACGTACAGGACGACCGACTTGAAATATCCGTGATCGGCTGGACAGGCGAGGAACAGTCCAGAGTCCTGCACCACAACAAATTGTACGGGCCACCCGGAGAACCTGCTGTATGGGCGCAGTTAGACGCTTTCCTGATGGCTGAACACTTCACAGCCGATGGCAGAATCCTTCGCATAAAGGCCACTGCAATAGACTCCGGCGGCCATCACACCCAACAAGCATACGAGTTCTGCCGGAGCCGCATTGGGCAGCGCGTAGTGCCAATCAAGGGCCGAAAAGGTGCGTTCCCTATCTGGCCTACGCGGTCAAGCAAAACCAAAATGTCAAAGGGCTTGAGCCTGTTTCTGGTTGGCGTCGATACGGCGCGGGACTCTTTGCGATCAGCACTGGCTGTACGAGATCCGGCACTGCCACGATATGTTGCGTTTTCTTCAGAGTTGACAGAAGATTACTTTAAGCAATTAACCAATGAAAAACGGGTACTTGCATATAGTAAAACTGGATCACCTACCAGAGTATGGAAAAAAGTACCCGGCGCACGATATGAAGCACTGGACTGCTATGTATACGCCATAGCTGCATTGGAGTATTTGAAACAATCTGGATTGAAGTTAAAGAACTTAGCTAGAGTCATCAGGCCGACAAAGACAGAAGGCCCCGTTGTAGAGCAAGACAATGTACCTAAACCTGTTGTTAAGGTTAAACCAAAACAACGAACATCGAGCGCAATACAATGAGTGATGACATTCGGCTGGACGTAGACAAAGACTTTGAACTTGTATCCGACTTTTTCAAGGATCTAGCACTAAGACAGATACCCTATGCAGCTTTGCGAACTACACATGATCTTGCGTTCCTGATACGGGACGACACCCACACCAAAATGGATCAGGTGTTCCACCTGCCTACGCCCACCTTCACACTGAGGTCAATGGAAGTCATAAAGGGTAAAGACAAGGCGAACCCGTCAAGCTGGGTTGGCCTAAAGATGGACAGGCCGTGGCAGAAGGCGCTATCCCACCAGTTCACAGGCGGGACGAGAGCATATAAGCGCATGGAAAACGCTTTCAAGAACCAGAACATACCCGGTAGTAGTCAGAGAATACTTGGCAGGGATGAAATCATGATACCCGCAGAAGGTTGTCCAATGGATATGTATGACAATCCTAAGAGAAGTTTCATAATACAACTGCTAGCCTATTTTAATGCTTTTGGTGAACAAGGCTATAAAGCTAACATGACACCTAAAACAAAAAAAGCATTTGAAACAAGGTTAGGGAAAAGGGCAGCAGGCGCAGGAGTAGAATTTTTTGTGTCCAAAGGCAAAAAACAATACATGGGCAAAGGTGAAGCCAAAGACGCAAAAAGACAGCACCTACCGGCTGGGATATGGCAGAGATTCAGGTTTGCACAAGGTATAGCCGTAAAACCCATATTTATCTTTGTAAAAAATGGAACATATAAACGAGCGATAGATTTACCGGCTATAGCTACTGAAGTTGTTAGTAACGAAGGACAATACATATTCAACAAACAACTAAATAAAGCTATGGCTAACGATAGAATCTTCAAAGACCTGATACGAAAATCCTATGGCTGATGCAATAGACGATCTTGAAAAGCGCATTGAAAAAGCTATGTGTTGCTTGGATGGCGACGATCTAATAGTGCGTATCCACAAGACAATAGATATTTGGCGGTATGACTGGGGCGGCAACAAAATATATGTTGCAAAACAATCTAGGATTCGCCGCGATGAGGCCATTGCCAAAATGTCGGCAGAAGGCGCAAGGCCGAGCGACATAGCGCAGGAGGTAGGAATATCAGATAGACAGGTCAGAAGATTGTTTTCAAAAAAATCTACCTATTTATGACACAATGGGCCTTAACTTGTCCGAATAAGCGAGGCAGAATTACGATATGGCATTTACAACCACACAATTAGCGGCAGTTGAAACGGCGATAGCCACTGGCGCATTGCGAGTAGAGTTCGATGGTCGAGTCATTATCTATCAGAAGATGGCTGATCTCTTGAGCCTACGCGACCAAATGAAAGCCGAGTTAGGGGTGGAAGTACCACCACAAGCGCGGGGCCGAGCATGGAATCCTGTAACGGGGTCAGGGCTATGAGCAACATACGAAAATACGATGCTGGCTCCAAAGCAACAAGATTATCATCTTGGTTTGCACCGTCCTCTGATGCAACCACAGCGATTCAACAGCCCGGTACAATCCGCAACAGAGCGCGGGATCTTGTCAGAAATAACCCTTGGGCTAATAAAGGTCTAGCGACTATTGTTAACAACACGGTCGGCTATGGTATCAGAGCAAAGATAAACGCTAAATCGAAACTAAAGGCAAAACAAACACAGTTGAAATGGACTGAATGGGCCGAGACTACAGCCTGTGATGCCGACGGATTGAATAATTTTTATGGCTTGCAGCAGTTAGCATTTAGATCATTGGTTGAGTCTGGCGAGTGTCTTATTCGATTAAGACCGCGTAGGCCAGAAGATAACCTACCTTTGCCTTTTCAGATTCAGGTTTTGGAACCTGATTTTATTGCAGACGGCTCTATCATAAACCTTGCTGTCGGTACGCAAAACCAGATAGTACGCGGGATTGAGTACGATGCGTTAGGCAGACGAGTAGCGTATTACCTGTATAAAGTGCATCCGGGTTCAGAAATTATAAATCTGTCCCCAGAGCAGTTCACCAGAGTCGATGCCAGAGAAATTATCCACCTGTACCGCAAAGACAGGCCGGGGCAAGAGCGCGGGGTATCATGGTTCGCGCCGGTAGTCGTTGCGCTGCGAGAACTTGGTATCTATGAGGACGCCTACCTAAAAAGACAGCAGTTGGCTAACCTGTTTGCTGGCTTCATCACTACTGATGATCCTGCCGCGATGGATGAAGAACTGACTGACGAATTGCCAGACCTGCAACCGGGTACGATGTATATGCTGAAGCCCGGTAGAAGTATCGAATTTTCAGCACCACCCCCAACGGGTGAAGATCCAGCTTACCGGGATAGCTGCTTGCGGCGAGTAGCGGCTGGCCTTGGGATCTCATACGAATCTTTGACTGGGAACCTGTCCGAAGTCAATTTCTCATCGGCTAGAATGGGCGCTCATGAAATGGGCAGGAACATTGACGCTTGGCAGTGGAATCTGTTTATTCCGCGATTCTGCGATGGCGTATTCCAATGGTTCAAAGACGCTTTGGCTATGCAGGGCATGGCTACGGATGGTATAACCGCAGAATGGACACCTCCTATTAGGACTGTAGTAGATCCTAGCAAGGAGAATAAGGCCATTCTGACAGCGGTTAGAGCAGGCTTTATGTCTTTGCCAGAAGCTATTCGCCAAATGGGTTATGACCCTGATACTGTGCTAGAAGAACAGCAAGAGTATTTTGCTAAACTAGATGCAGCCGGGGTATTAGTGGACAGTGATGTTAGAAATGATATAAACAATACCGGAGTTAGCAATGGATAAGAAAGTGCAAATTCCGATTATGTCTGTTAGGGCCGCAATGCAGCCGTCCAGTTTCAACGAGGCTGACAGTTCCGTTGAAATTGTATGGTCTACCGGATCACAAGTGCGACGGTATGACTGGATGGAAGGGCCGTATATCGAAGAACTTTCGAT